GTCTCCAAAACAAACTGAGTATGTCAAATCGTCTTTCCAATAGGATCTATATATCTTATCCCAGATTAAATCAAACTCTTCTTCGTTTAAATTTTTAAAAAGGCATCTATCTTCAATATAGATGTGATAAGAGGCTGTCTTTGTCATTATTTTAGTTCTATTTGTTTACAAACCATATAACGTTCAACTGCTTTACATGAAAATGCTTTATCTCTACTTATCTTAGCTAATAAGAAAGTAATAGAAATCAATTGAATAACTATCACAAGTGGTATTCCTACCTTTAATAATGTTTTTGTTTTATTAGTCATAATGTAACCATTGACATAGCGTGTTGTAATTCTTTTGCGTGTTCAAGTTCATCTAGTGCGATCTCTTCAATCTTCTTATCATCTGGATGATATGAAAGATACTTAATATAAGTTTCATATGCGTGTTTTTCAATCTTCATGTTTATGTCGTAAGCGTTAACAGGATTGAAAAGATAGTACCCAACCATAATCCAATAATAAAGTAAAACAAGATGTTTGGCAAGGAAGCGGTCAACCCAGTACTTGTTACCTTCTCTAAGCTCCATTTCTTCAAGGTGTTCAGTTTCATTGAGTGCCTGATAGAAGTGTTCCTTCATTAAGTATATATGATCTTCTCCTCGAAGGCCAAGACTTTCACGAAAGTGTAACACACTGATAAATGAGAAGTAAGGTGCTCTTGCAATGACTTCTAATACCCAAAATCTTTGAAAGTCTCTACCTCTGTAAAGAAAGTCTAGGATATAGATGGTTGTATCCAATACCCAAGTATTAAATTTTTTCATTTAATCTCCGTAATTTTATCCAAAGAAAAAGGATGTTCGTGTAGATACGGAACATCCTCTCTTGCATGTTTTACTGCTTCAAATGCGTCTTCAGCGTATTCACCAATTTCATGGTGTTCGTTTTTTTGGTCGTGCCAACCTAATGTGTAGTGGGACATGATAGTTTCAACTCCAGTACGTTATTATTTATAATAACACACTAGGTAAAAATACGCATTCACTAACAATTCTTATTTAAGTCCTCTGCCATATTACCACCTATCTCAGCGCCCTGATTACCACCAAACATTGCCACCCAACCAGCAGCGACCCAACCAATATAGGGAATACTACTAAGAGAAGGAGCAGCACTAGCACCAATCGATGTACCCACCAAACGTCCTGTGCCTTCTGCACTTCCGACTGCTTTGATGCATGCTTCACTTTTTCGTATTGCAGTTATATTTGCAGCCTCCTCCTGACTCAAACCAGGCTTACCATCTAACCAAGACCTATGATTAGAAACTGGGCCTCCTTGATTGGTTTGACCATCCATAAAGAATTCTTCTGTGATTTGAGTTGTCTCATTTGCAAGACCTAAGAAACCACCTTTCTCTTTAATGTCCTTAGTGATAAATGCAGTCTTAGGGTCATTTGCTTTATAAGCAATCTTATATCCATCTTCAGTTACTTCTGCCTGATAGGTAGTGTAGTCTCCCACAGGAAGATTCAATGTAGGTAACTTATTCTTCTCTCTAGTTGCAATATGTCCTATCATTCCAATGTGTGAAATAGCAAAAAGACTACCCACTACACCAATTGATATCCACTTTATCTTATTCATTTTGAATCAGGAACTATCTTAACTGGGCCCGACTCTATCCTAATGGTTTGAGCAGGAGCAGTCTCTGATGCCTTCTGGATAAGAAACTCCATATCTTTTTTAGAAAT